TTATAGTTTTTACTTCTTTGGTTTTGGTTTGCACTTATACATATTATATTTATTTATAATGGGTTATATGGAAAATAAAAAAAATTACAATGTCAAACATCGTTAAGTCTTTGTTTTATATCAAAATAATGGAGGGCACAAGGCATTCCCCCTTATTTTGGCGCTAAAAAAAGTGGTAGGGGGTATATGCCTAGCAAGTTAATTTACTCTTATAATCTATATTATGTTAAGTAGTCACCTTGGCATACCTTATCCCCTCCCTAATTGGCTACCCCTCCTACCCTATTATGGGCAAAGATATATAGTTTAATCTATTGATTGTTTATGCTAACTGATGGCAAAAGTAACAACCAGCTATTAATACTTTTATTCAATTTACTTTACTATACACTAATATAATAGGTAATATAAACTTTATTATATAATATATACAATATAGTTGATAATATAACATAGTATATTATATAACCTTATTAATGTATACGATCTAACAACCTTAGTGTACTTAATACACAATAGAATTGTAACATATCCTTAACAATTAACTCCATATTATTTAACATTGTTTAACTATTTGTCGTATCTTTATGGCTCATTAAAACCTTTATTTATGTTATTATTCTACATCTTATTAAGCTTATTCGCTGCATTCGTAGGTAATGTATGCCGTCTTATTATTTCATTAACCATTAAAGAAAACTAAATGAACCAGTCAATTAAAACGATCCTAGCCCTATTATTAATTGGGGCAATCTATTACAAAGCGGATACCCTAGGCCCTAGCCTGGCACTATGTTGTTTACTATTATCTAATTTAATAACTAGTAAAGCAAAATAAAATGATAACAATACAAGAAACTATCCTAATTAGTGCGGGATCTATTTTAATTTATGCACTATTAAAAACAATTTACCAATCATTTAAACATTAACACAATGTCACAAACACAAACAGAAACAAAGTCTACATATAATGGCTGGACAAATTACGCTACTTGGAGGATTGCCCTTGAATGGTTTGACGATTATAACCCCAATAGATGGGAAACTGATATTTATAACTTATCCAAAGAGTGCCAAAGCTATGTAGAAGACACCTTAAGCGATACCAGTGTACAAAGCCAAATAGTATTAGATTACGCTTTGGCTTTTACAAGCGAGGTAAACTGGTACGAAATTGCATCACATTTAATAGAAGATAACCAATAAAATAAATAATATGAGAAAGATCACCAAAGAGATGGCAAACGCTTTTAATAACGATTTGCCTTTTAACAAAGACAATACAAAAGTATTAAGGGCTAATAATCAGACGCTTTTAATGTTGCACGGCAATTTAATAGCCGTAAAAAATACTAATGATGGCTTTTTAATGGTTCAAAATTGCGGCTGGTTTACCAATGTAACAAAAGAACGTTTAAACGCTTTGCCAAATGTTTCTATTTGCCAAAAGAAGGGCAAATGGTATTTAAACGGCACCGAATGGAACGGAGATTTTAAGCAGGTTAACTGATGAGCTTTTAATAAGCGAAATAAAGCCCCTTTATAGGGGTTTTATATTAACCAATAACGCACAAAATGACACTTAAGCAGATCGAAAAGGCTTTGTTGACTGGTAAGGCGGTTTACTGGGTAAATACTGGTTACCGAGTTAAAATGACAAAAACTAAAAAAATACAAGAAGCATTTATTGAGTATTTGCCAACAGGGTGGGCTTGTGGTCTTACTCATAATGTAACAGGTAAACTAATCGACAAACAAAAGGAATTTTTTATTGGGGTAGATTACGATCTTGAATATTTAGCAAAATAACCTCTTTTTAGGGCCTGTTTTTTTTAGTTGATACCTTTATACCAATTGTAAAAGATATGCCAAAAATATGGCTAAAATAACTTTAAAAAATAGTTTTTTAAGTATGCTAATAGTATGCAAATAATGTACTTAGTGTAAATTTTACACAATGTAATTACTTTGTAATGACAAAAACCTGCCAAAAACCCTATGCAAAAACTCCCAAAAATCTTGTACGGAGGATTGCCGTACCAAAAATCTTTTATGATAACATTAACAAAAAACCTGCTAAAAATCTTTGATAATAGCAAAAACTCCTTAACTTCGTCAAACATAAACAAAAAACCCATCTATGTCATTTGAACTAATCACCGTCAAGTACGATTGCAGATGCAGTCTGACTGGCAAAAACTTCTCACCAGGTGAGCAAGTCTATTACAATTACCAATCAAAAACCTTCCTTGATCCTGTGTATTATGAGAATATACGGAGTCAAATCAATTCAAGTGGGATGCAGTCCTATTTTGAAAGGCATACTAAACTTAATAAAATCAACCAAAAATCCCAATAATATGACTAAATTCGAGTTTATTACAGAAACTAACCCAATAACAGGCGACATTAGATATTGGACTGAAAAGAATGGTACCTATGTAGATTACACCATTTCTACAAACAAGGATACAGCTTATAACAGATTCATTAATGCTGCTAGTGGGGTGCCCTTAAAGGCTATTACTGAAGTAATTGAAACCATCTATTCAACAACAGAATAATTTATGCACCCAACACCAGCCCATCTAAAACAAAAAGGCCTTAAGGATTATTTTATGATAACCATAGATAGCCATAGGCTTAAAAAGGACTACATCTATCGTGGTATGTTTATCCATTGGGATTCCAAAAAACCCCTAGATAAGTTCTACTATTGGAGAGGAGATTACTTTACATCTATTGAAGGAGCTATGCGTTCTATCGATAGACATTACAAACTATATAAAAAACTAAAAAATGCTGATTAAAGATTATCGTGCCTTACTTAAGTATGGCGATGTAAAAAAGATTTGTGAGTTAACAGGCTATACCCCTTACAAGGTTCGTACAAGATTAGCTAAAGCAGATGAAGAGATGATTGAAATTGTAGAGGCTTTCTATCGTAAAAAGATAGAGGATTTAAAAAACCAAATTTATGACTACGCTGAATAAACTAAACTACTACACTATGCCTGGAATATTTATTGAGCAACAATTAGACAGAGAGGAGATAATACAATTTATTTGTAAGGAAATGGATGTGAGATACAAAGATGTACTATCTAAAGATAGATCACGCATCTATGTGCTTACAAGAAATATGTGCTATGCCATTCTAAAAACCTACGTAGGCTCTACAGTAGCCTCAATAGGCAGGTTATTTTTTCGTGACCATACAACTGTACTCCACGGACTTCGTATGCACCGCCAGGATATGCAAACCAATGATATCTATGCAGAGCAATTTGAAGAAATAAGATTCTTACTTAAACTTAATTTACCAACTAAAAAACACCTAAACTATGCTAAGTCAATTCGCATCTTGGGATGATTCAGAAAAGCGATTATTTGTCGCTAAGATTATCCATCAAATCAACTATTCACAAGCCAATCTTGAACTAATGGAATCTATCTTGTCTATATGGCAAAAGTATCCAACAAGAGAAGCTTATTATTTTACAGAAACACAAACAAAAAACCTAAATTATGGATCAGTTACAAACAACTAGCCCTTCGTACAGTCTTATCAACAAAGACTCAATGCTGCAATTAGCATCAGAACTATCTAAGCTTATCAAAGAGAAAGGATTAAGTTCAAACATTCAAGGCAAACAATTCGTTAATGTGGAAGGATGGCAGTTCGCTGGAGCTTCACTTGGATTAATGCCAATTATCACAGACACAAAAGATTTGTCCAATGAAACTACTATTAAATATATGGCGACTTGTGAGGTTCGCAATATTAATACAGGTCAGCTCGTTGCTACAGGTATTGCCTTATGCACGAATGCCGAAAAGACTAAGAGATACTTTGACGAATATGCTATTCTTAGTATGGCACAAACAAGGGCGATTGGCAAGGCTTATAGGAACTTACTTGCTTGGCTGATGAAGGCTGCTGGTTTCGAGGCTACACCTGCTGAAGAGATGGACTTTGACCACTCTAAGACGGATCAAAAAACCTCACCACAAACTGATACTAAGGCTAAGATTATTGAGTTAGCTGCAGAAGAGGTAGCAGAAGAAATTGATAGGACTCAGTTGATTAAGGACATTACAGCGTGTACTAAAAATAAGGAGCTAGTAGATTTATATTATGGATATAAGCAATACATCGATGGTGACCAAGCATTACTAATGTTGCTTAAATCAAAGAAAGAATCATTCACAATTAAAACAAAAAAATAATGAGTGCAGAAATATTTTTACCTAAGGTAGAACTATCCACCTATGAGCCTAGTAAGTTTAATAACGAACTTATTAAGACAACGATTGTAGAACATTTTAAGGAAACAGGCGAATCCCCACTAGAAACATTAGTACGTATGGATGCCATTGCCCAACTATTTGAAGGAGTTCGTAGTGACCTTAGAGATTTAGTAGTAGATGAGTTAGCTAAGTATCCATTAGGTAAAGCCGATGTGCTAGGTAGCGAGGTTACTAAGATTGAATCAGGTATTAAGTACATCTATGACCAGGATTATGCTTGGACTAAACTTAATAACGAGGTTGAATCGCTTAAGTATGCTCTTAAAGAAAGAGAAAAGATGCTAAGAAGTATTACTTCTGCTGTAGTTGATCCTGAAACTGGCGAGATGGTACATCCAGCTCCTAGAGTATCTACAACAACATTTAAAATATCATTAAAGAAATAATATGATAAAAAATACTTTCGGGATGCTTAGATTCTTCTTTATTGCAGTACCTGTTTTTTTATGTGTTTATTCTGTAACAATGGTTGCCTTTGAGATTAAGCACTATCTAAAAAAATCAAAATGATTTACCAACTAAAAACCACCATAGATGTTCACACACCACTCGGATACGGCAAAGCAATCGCCTGGATTGATTACGGAGGAGATACTAACACCGTATGGAAAGTGGTGTGTTACGATACAGGAAGAGTCCGTAATTTTTACGATGATGACATACTCGTGTATCCCAACGCAATGGATGGAGGTAACATCGATGAAGGATACTTCAAAAAAAGAGAGTTCGATACAACCAATCAACAATTTATTAAAGGACTAAAAAACCACTATAAACCAAATGAGTCAAGAGATAAGAGGGATGGAGAATAATATACCAATTAGAATGGTATTTGTAGATACTAAAGAGGAGATTCATTTCAAGTCTATAGCATCAGCATCAAGGAAAGCTAAAGTGGCACCACAAGTCATTAGAGAGTCATTAAACCCTATTGCTAGGAAGAAGTTTAAGATTCAGCACCTAGAGAAAGAAAGAATAGTAGCTTTTAGAGTGTTGTCTAATTCTTAGTATATTTGCTCTGTAATATGCGACATTACAAAAAAAGAGTTTATGGGGTGGAAGATGAACAGGTAGTCGCATTACCTGTAAGTCTGAAGCCCTTTTTTTATTAATATGAATCATAATTGGTACGCAGTTTTACCTGCACAGGTTTTATTAAGCAAGGAGCTTACAGATAAACAAAAGTTATTAATAGCTTTAATATCTAATCTAAGCAATGAAAGAGGTTATTGTTTTGCATCTAACAAGTATTTGGGTGATTGTCTTGATTGTTCAGAATCCACAATAAAAGACCATCTTAAAAAACTTGAGGATATGAAGATACTTGGAAGAATTATTAAGCTTAAAGATAATGGCGATTTTGATTATAGATCATTGATAATTAACATAGACATACCTAAGCCAGAAAAAACTACTACCTCAGCCGAAAAATCGGCTTACCCCTCAGCCAGAAAACTGGCACATAATAATATAGTTATTAATAACAAAGATATAATACCTAATAAGATATATAGCGATAAGGATGCTTTTATCAATAGACTAGAAACCAATAAGGATAAACTTGGTAACCAATACCAATCATTTTTAGACTATTGGACCGAAGCTGATGCCAAAGGCAAGATGAGATACCAAGATCAAAAATTCTTTGACATTGGTAGAAGAGTTGGAACTTGGATTAAGAATAGCAAAAACTTTGAACCTAATACACAAACCAAAATAAAGCTTAAATAATGGATGTTATAAACCTTCCCAAAAACCTAGAGATAGAAGAAAATATACTAGGCTCAATTTTACTTGACAAAAAAGCTTTGCCATTTGTAGTGAACTATCTTACTGAAGAAATCTTCTACGATTTACGTCACCAATTAATATTCAGAACAATTAAGCAGATGTATGATAAGAACATACAAGTAGATTTAAGTACTGTCTTCCAACGACTTATAGATAACAAGCACTCTGATGAAGTAGGAGCCTTATACCTATCTAAATTAACTAATAATATAGTATCAACTGCACACCTAAACACACACATAGAAGTATTAATAGAATTATACAAGCGTAGAAAGTTGGCTAACCTCGGCAGATTAATGGAAGTAGCTGCCTTTGATGGTGCTGAATCTACGGATGATACTTTATCTACTTTTGGTAAACAACTTTTAGGACTACAAGAGTTTGGTAATATATACGAGAAGACTATAGACCAAATAATTTTACAGCTTAATGAAAGTAGAAATGCTGCAACTGAAGGTCAGTTACTAGGCATAAACACAGGGTTTATGGAACTAAATAACACACTTTGCGGATGGGTTAAGCCTGACTTTGTAATCATAGCTGCTAGGCCTGGAATGGGTAAGACTGCCTTTATGCTATCTAGTATCTATCAGATAGCAATTCAAGAAGGCATCGCTACGGCTATTTTTAGCCTTGAAATGAGCTCCAATCAGTTAGTTGAAAGGTTAGAGTCAATAAGCTCAGGGCTAGCCTTAAAACGTCTTAGAATGAATTTAATGACAGATAATGAAAAAGTTCACCTTTTACGAACTGATGATAAAATACTTACTTCCCCCATCTATATAGAGGATATGGGCGGTATTAGTGTAACCCAACTTAGGTCAAAAGCAACTATTCTTAAACAGAAGTATGGCATAAAGATTATCTTTATCGATTACCTTCAGCTTATGAGTGGCACAGGCAAGTCAAACCAAAACCGAGAGCAAGAGGTATCTTACATTAGTAGGAGCCTTAAAGCACTTGCCAAAGAGTTGGAAGTACCTATTATCGCCCTATCCCAATTATCTAGGAGGGTAGAAGAACGAGCAGATAAGATGCCACAGTTATCTGACCTCAGAGAATCAGGATCAATAGAACAAGATGCTGATGCTGTGATTATGCTAATGCGACCAGGCTACTACGAACAAACTGAATCAGTAGAAATTGGTGGAAAAGAATATGCCCCAAGTGATTTAGTAGTATGTAAGGTGGAGAAGAATAGACACGGAGCCACAAAAAATCTAGCGTTAAGATTTTTACCAGAAACAATGACCTTCCAAGATTACAATAATTTTTAAACAAATAACCTATGTCAGCAATGCCATTAATAATATTTTTTATAATAGCAATAATAATTCAGTTAAAAACTGATGATGAAAAAAGAAAAAAATACTAACCAAAACCAAAACCTATGAAAATCGCAATCGGTATCTTATGTATCCTATGGATATGGCTTATTTATGAATGGAAGAATGCCCCAAATAATGATAAAGTTTACTAATAGAAAACTTTTATGGCTAATAGAGGATACAGAAACAGACGCAAATTTGAAATAGAAGAAGCTAAAGCAAAAGATGGTACTTACCAAGCCATTAGACTATTTGCTAAGAGTACTAAGGTTTTAGTGATACATCAAACAGAGGCCTTAAAGAAGGGTTATTTTTTGCTAGAGTATGAGAATGATGGTCAACCTAGTGGAATATCGGATGAACGAGTAGAGTTCTTTGCTTTTAACTTAGACCTAAGAGATAGAATAGTATTTATAAGAGCAGAGTTTTTAAGGGTTAAAGCTAGAAGATATTGGAGGATTGGTGAGATAAAAGTGAAGGATAAAATAAAATATGTTAAGATGCCAACAGATGAGTTAATCAGGTGGTTTTAATATATATAATAAATATATTGTAATTTTGGCTATGGCATACCAATCAGCAAGTGAGTTAACTAAAATGATGTTGGATTATTTAAAGGATAATGGTAACGAAGTATGGAGGAATAATAACTTAGCTGTTAGGGGTAGAGCATTTATAGGTAGAAAAGGAGTACCTGATATTATTGGTTATAGCAAAAAGTATGGCTACTTTGTTTGCTGCGAGATTAAAGCCATTGGCGATAGACTATCAGGTGACCAAATGATGTTCTTAGAAGAGTTGTCTATGGCTGGAGGATGTGCGATGTTATGCCAACAAGTAAGGGATGAAACAATAAAAATTACAATTTATAAAGATGGCGAAAACGAAGACTGGAGATTCGAGAAAGGTGAACTTCGGAAGTAGAAAACGAGGTTCAGCAAAGAAATCATTTAATAAACATAGCCCTAAGCCAAAAAGATACATCGGCCAAGGGCGATAAAACAAGACAAAATGGAAGAATTAGAATTAGAAAACAAGGAATTGAAAGCCTCTAAAACAGTTAAGAAAAACAAAGATATTTTCTCACAGGAAACTTATGACTTCTTACACCAAATCTTAACAGACTTTGCAATTGATATGAAACATAGACCTAAACTAAAAGAAATCTTAGCAGCTCTAAAGCCTGAATCAAAGAGTAATAGTATTTAATAAATAAAACAAAAAACAATGGCAGCAACTAAAGAGAAGGTCTTCTTAGGAAGGTCTTTCACAATGAAGACAGCGTTCGGTGAATTTAAGAAAGTATCATTCGGACCAGATGATTTGAAGAAAATGAATGACTTTGCAGCAACTAATAATGGTTGGGCAAACATTCTAATTAAGAACAAAAAAGATGCTAAACCAGGTGAAGCAGGTTTCTATATTGAGCTAGATACTTGGGTAGCTGATGGTAAACCAAAGAAAGATTTACCTTTCTAAATTTAACTTATGAAAACAAATATCAAAGAAATTGTAACTAATTTATTAATTTTGTTAGTAGGGGTTTATTTACCATTCTCTTTTATAGTGAATGAGTTTAACCCACTTGCTTGGCATTGGGCAGTTAGAAGTTTGTACGTATTAACTTTAATAACAATGGTAACCCTTGCAGTTCAAGAGTTTAAGAAAAAGTAGTTTGTGTGTTTTTTTTGAAATAAAGGTAAGCCTCTCGTTTCTACGAGGGGCTTTTTTGTAATAAAACACCCCCAGTTTTTACCTGAGGGTGAAACCAAAAACCACCAACTATGAGAGAGCTTCTTATGTTTGCCTATTTGTTTTGTTGTAGAACCTTGTTATAACGGTTCCGAATAAGGCCTCTTGGTATCTCTTGATAAAAGAGTCTGAGCTCTCATTAATATAGAAGAAGTCTTGTGATTGCATATATACGTAACACTTTTCTTTATCCTCGTCATCATCTGTTACAGATTCAACTAAATATATATTGATCCAAGCATTACTTTGTTCAGTTCCATCTCCAAACTCATAGCTATCGTCTTCCGTAAGCTGTTCTATTTGCAGTAACATCTCTGGCACTCTCTTTAATAATGATTAATCTAAGCTTCATTGCTACATCTTTCAGTCTATCTTCTAATAATTTCTGCTCTATTTTTAAAGCCTTAATTACTTCATCAGGATGTTGTTCGCCCATACAAATTTACGTTTTAATTATTACAGAAATAAAAAGTGCATACCTTATTGATTATCAATATGATACACACTTATTTGTTAATTGTCTAAAGTGAGTTTGTTAAATGTTTACTTTCTAGGCAGCCTTATTATCTTGCTTCCTAATGGCATCGGAACAAATATAGCAATTCTTCCGCTATCTAAAACCACTCCACACCCTAATGTTGGTCTTTTGGGGAAAGGTCGTGAATACTCCATTGCGTAAGCGTTTATGTCTATACCGCAACCGACATTCATACCGAATATCATATCCTTATCTGAGCTACTATAAAGTACTCCACCAAAGGAGTGAATATGACCAATAACTGTTGATTGACGAGCATCTCTTGCTCTATTGATGGCACCTGCTTGTCCTGATGATCCTGTTCCGTGAGTATATAATACCCCATCCATTTCCCATTCTAAGCTCCATTTCCAGCCTTTAGGAGCTTCCCAAGCATCTTCATAGGATTTAATAAAACGTTCTGGTAATCCGTTCGCTATGGCCTTTCTTTTATGAAGGGCTGAATGATTACCAATACATACTTTAACATTAGGGAATCGCTTGTACCAAATATTAAGCTGTTGCATAGCCATTATAGCCTCCTTAGAAGCTGATTCTCCATTAGGATTATGCTCGTGAAATGATATTGCGTGATTGTCTACCTCATCTCCAATGTGGACGAACTCTGAACATTGGAATTTATTTGCTACTTCGTAACAAAAATCTAAATACTTTGGGTGACAAAATGGAAAATGTGTGTCGCCAATTACAAGGACATTTTTGCTTCTCGACATATTGGTTGGTTTTGGTTAGTCTAAATGTTGCCAAGTTTTTTTTGCTCTTACTTCGCTAATAGTTCCTATACTCACACCAAAGATACTTGCAATTTTTTTTAATGATGTATTGCTATAATTTCTAATAGATTTAACATCATTTTCCGTTAATTTTGCTTGTGAATTTTTTATTCCTTTTGCACTTCTTAACCCTAGTTGAATTGAATGTTTTTGATTTTCACTTCGTGTATTCCATTCTAAATTAGAAAGCCTATTATCTGTTTTAATCCCATTAATATGATTTACTTGTAATTTATGTTCAGGATTAGGTATTAGATTTAATGCAACTAATCTATGTACTGTGAATTTTTTTATCTTGCCATTTTCACATAAATCAACATATAAATAACCTGTTCTTGGGTTTAATGTTGGTTTAATTAATCTTGTGCCTTTTCTAGTTTTTTTAGGTAAGCTCCATATTTCACCTAATTCATTTACTTCATAATTTTCGTAGTCTTTAATTTTAGTCATAATATTATATTTAGACCACAAAGATACGGAATTTATTTATGAGGATAATAAACAGTTTTACCTTTTTCTTTTACAGCATCTAAAGTCTGTTTTCTATTTGCCCCAAGTCTATAGCCAACGTGAACCCAAGAGTAATTGTGCTCATTTATCAATTGGTCGTAGTCTAAGTTATCTTTTATGTAATTGAATATGTCTGTGTTGGTAACACCTGCGCCTGTGTCATCCATATCTATGTCAGCTGCACGGCCTACGCAATGATCTGAATTTACTGCACCTCCAATGAAATGGTTAAGCATCTTTCCTCTATATCCACTAGAGATATTAATAGGTCCAAACCTTGCTCTTATAGGTTCTAATACTTTCTCACAAAGTATTTTTATATTTTCTAAATGTTCTGGTGGTGGAGTGTTATCTAATCCTTCTCTTTTAGCTGATTCGCTTCTAGTAAACTCAGCTAAATCAAAATGTGCGGTTAGTTTCATTTTTTACTTTTTATAATCTTCGTTTTAACGAAGTTATATATTTGTAATGACAACCATATAATGGACAAAATGTTAACGATAAGCTGAGTATAAGGACTAACCTTTACAACTTCCATAAAGGATAGCCAAGAGATAGCGGTAGAAGCTACACCAACTGAAGAAATTTCAGTAGAATCTGTGATACTATGCATTAGGCTTTTTTTCAAAGATTTGATTAATTGTTGTTAACCCAAGTGAAATACCTGAGAAGGTAAGTAAGCCATTAAATGACCATTCTTTAATATCGTACTTAATAGATAGGTAAGCTAAAACTACCCCATTTACCAAGGCAAAGATTCCAGCTACCCTTTTAGAAGAAACCTCTTTGTCTTCTGATACCATTTTAGTAAAGAAATTCATTATTTTCCTATTTTAAAGTAGATACCGCCAGAGTATCCAATATTATAATTTTTGTTAATATCCACGCTAAGGCCTATTAGAGCCTTATTTTTGACACTTAACATTAAAGAAGGACTTAGTACTTCTAATCCATTAAGTGGGCTATATGAGCCTCTAATGCCCAAATAAAGGGTATTAGTCGGTTTACTAGCGTAGTACTCTCTTAAAATGATGGTTTTTTCGGTTAATTTGGCATTAAAGCCCCTAGAAATAATCCTATTTTGGCTGATAGTATCATTCACTACAAAGATATTACTATCTTTTCTAATAGTATCAGAATACGCATATATACGCATATAATCGGATAATACGTATAAAGTA